CATCGCACTCGCACTCCTCCTCTCGCTGGTCGCCAGCGGACAGGCAGCGCGCCCCGTGAGTGACGACCGCCGCAACAAGATCGCGCACGTTGCGCGCTGAAAGGGACGAACCAATGATCGCCACCGAATCAATCGCAAAACGCCGGATCATCGCACGCCTGAAACCGTGCAACTGCGGCTGCCGCGGACGCGACAGCCAACACGCCCGCACCTTCACCCGAACGGTGAAGTACTTCCGCTGGCTCGACGTACCGACATGGGTCGACACCGCATCGGGCGCGCAGGTTCTTGCTGTTGCTGAGGGTTGGGCGCGCTTGCCTTGGAGCCCCGCGCGGATCCGGGTTGTCCTCGACGCTGACGGTATCTGCAACGGGGAGCGCGTCACGTCGCCGGTCGGCGCCAACCCGCAGACCCAATGGTATCCGGGCCTGCTTTGGGCCGTCGACTGACGGCGCATGCTGGTAAAGCTTGACGGCGCGGGCCGCTGGCCCTTACTGTAGAGATCACAGGGGAGATCACAAATGACAGACTTGGAGATCAACGTGCGAAGCTGGAACATCGGGGCCGGCGTAGCAGAGTGGACGAAGCGCACAGCGTCGTGGGCGAAGGCCAACCGCATCGCGGGCGAGTTCGCCGACGACGGCGACGAGGTGCGGATCGTTTGTGTGGTGGCCGGGGCCACCGACAACAAGAAGAGCGGGATCTGGTTCGTCGATATCCGGCACTCACCGCGGGCCAGCTAGGCCCTTACTGTAGAGATCACAAGGGAGATCACAAATGCACCCGATCACAAAGACACATCGCGCCATCCTTCTCGCTGCCGTCGCCAACGGCGGGAAGCTTGCCAAGGCCAACAAGGCGCTTGCGGGCCTCTTCTATATCTGCCGGGGTCTCGACGGTGGGTGGGTCGTCACGTCGAAAGGCCGCGCGGCAGCGACGCAGGCAGGCAACACGGTACCGACGTATGCCAACCGCTGGCACGGTCTCCACATGCCGCGGGCCAGCTAGTGGCGACGATAACGGGCACCTACTCGCGCGACGCGATCGCGCTCTTGCGCGACTCCGTCACGCGGGCGCGCGCGAGGTCCGCGGCCGTTGCCACGGTTGCGCAAACGACGGATCAACTTGCGGCGCTCGACGAGGCCGCGGCACTTCTGGACGGTGCGCGCGATGGTGCGCGGATCGGTTTCACCTATCGCGTTTGGCTGGCTATCGGCCGGGCGCTTTCACAGCAGCAGGAGAATCACGATGGCAACAACTGAAACGATCAACGGGGCCAACGGGGCCAACGGGGCCAACGGGAAAACAGCACGAAGTCACTGGCGCGAGGGTCGCCGCGTGGCTGTCGTCGTCAACGGTGCGCGCTGCTACCCGCTTGACGTCGGAAGCCGCCTGTTCTTGGGGACGGAGATCCTCGCCGCTCGACTCGGCGGATCTTCGGCAGGGTGGTCAGCGGCGGCCCTGCGGGAGACACCGTACCGGGGTCGCGTGGTCCGGTTCGTGACCCTTGAAGAGTGGGAAAAGCGTTTCCCCTCGTCGGTTCACTGCGCGGACAAGGACAGCACGCGGATCAAGCGGCGCGGCAAAAGGGCGAAGGCGCCGACAGTCGCGGCCGTGGAACAGCCAGATCCACGCCGGGTGCCCCCTCGCTCGTGGTCGCCCGATGCCCTGCGGCCGATGGTGGAGGCAGCGATCAACCTGCTGTCGAACGGATCGATCAGCGACGAATCGGCGCGGAATGCAGCGCTCGAGATCTTGCGGATCGGAGTACGCTAGGAGATCGCCCGCCCGGTACGCCGGGCGGGCCTATGATCGGCAACCGCGCGCGGTAGGCGCGGCGTGGGCAGGCGGGCGGTTCGTCATTGTGTCCGTCCACTACACGGCGAAACAGGGGATCCGCTTGCGCCCCTCTCGCTCCGCTCGGTTCGACCCCGAGGGCCGATCGCTATCTTTCTCCTCGTCACCGTTGCGGCGGGCCTATGGCCCTGCTATGATCTGACGACGACACCACGAACCAAGGGAGATCAAATCATGGCGAAGCGGCGGGCCTATTGCTCTGACAGGATGTGCGGCGGATCGGATTGCTCGACGTGCTACGGCGAGGGCGACGACGGCGAGGGGTGCGAAGTGTGCGGCGCGGAGTACGCCGAAGACTGTGGGTGCTCGGATGACGACGATGACGTTGACGACGACGGCAGCGACGACCCCGCGATCGACGACGCGATCGACAGCGCGCGCGACCTCGCGGCGTTCTATGAGGACGATCTACCTTACTGACCACGACAACAAGGGAGCGAAGATGAAAGACGAGATCAAAGAATTCAGCTTCACGACGACACTAGACAGCGGCGAAGTGGTGTCGACGATGTTTGAGGGAACGGCGCACAGCGTGGCGGCGTTGCACTCGGCGCAGGTTACGATCGCGCGAGAGCGCGCGGCGGTCCTCGCTACGGTCGGCGGCGATCAAAGCTTGCCGGCGTTGTGCTCGTCGCTGAACCGTCTGACACTGGCCTGCACGAGCATGGCCCACCTCGTCGGCGACAGCGTTAGCGTGTGGAACGTCGTCGATCTCGACGTGTTCCCGCGCGTCGGGCCGGCGCCGTTGAACCGCGCGATCTCTGCCGTGGCGTGGAACGAGCGCCGCGTGCTTTGCGAGTATGAGCCGGGCGACGCGAAGATCGGCCCGTGGCGAGTTGTCGAGCGGGCCGCGCTGGCCTAGAGCGCGTCCGGCCCTGGGTCGTCGCCGACGCTGCGCGCCCATTCGGACCAGCGTCGGCGGATCGTGTCGACGTATTTCGGATCGCGCTCGACGCCATAGCAGACGCGACCGAGGCGCGCGGCGGCGATCAGCGTCGTACCCGAACCGAGAAACAGATCGAGCACGACGCTGCCGGGGTTGCTCGAATGGGCCATCGCGTGCTCGATCACGGGCAGCGGCTTTTGCGTTGGATGCAGCGAGACGCTATCGCGCCCTCGCTCTCCCGCGATGCTGGAAAAATCCCATACGTTGAAGGCGTGCCCGGTGGCGGGGAATCTGAACACATGGGCGCCGCGCGTGGCGTATGCGACTAGCTCGGTGCTCCACGTCCAGTGACGTTTAGACAGCGACGGCATCGGGTTCGGCTTGCGCCATACGCAAAGATTCGTGTATCGCCACGACGACGCGAGGCCGGCGAGCACTTCGCCGATCAGGAAGTGCGACGAGAACACGTAGGCGGAACAGTCATCAGCCGCCGCGCGGTCGAGGTTCGGCAGCACGTCAGCGAAGACGAATCCAGAATCCCAATTCTCGGCGGCCAGTTCCCTGTACGCCGCGCCGCTCCCGCGCGTGTTGGCCTGGTTCGGCCGGCGCGACGGAGCGGCCGTGGCGAGGTTGGCGGCGTAGTTTTCGCCATCGCCCACGAGGTTGTAGGGCGGGTCCGTGAGGACGAGGGCAGCGCGCGTGCCTCGCATGAGCTGGTCGACGGTGTCGCTGTTCGTGCTGTCGCCGCACGCGACGCGGTGAGGGCCTAGCTCGTAGACGCGGCCCGGTTCGCTGTCGGGCGTGTCGTCGTTGCCGGCCTCGCCGTCACCTCCGTCCGATCCCTTTGGCCCGTCGTCGGGCGCGATCATGTCGGCGAACGACGCCGCGATCAGGTCGAGGCGCAGGTCGGCGACGAGGTCGGGGATCCGTTCGTTGACGTCGTCAATCAGCGCGCGGACGTCGGGCGTGAAGTGACCTGAGATATGCGGCGAGTTCAGCGCGACGTTCAACGCGCGTTCCTCGTCGTCGCTGAGATCAACCCATACCACCGGGACGTCGACGACACCGCGCGCGCGTAGTGCCTTCACTCGCTGATGGCCGCCGACGATGTGGCCGGTTCGCTCGTTCGCGACGATTTCCTGCACGACGCCAAAGCGATCGAGAGACGCAGTCAAACCGTGTAGTGCGTCATCATCGATCGCGCGCGGGTTGTACGGTGCCTCCACGAGCCGCGCGAGTGGAACAATCTCTCTCTTGTGGTGATCTGTCATGTGATAAACCTATGACATGGCCCGACTGATTAACAGCCGATACGGTGAGCGCGCGCATTCTCTGATCGACTCCGAGACGCGCGATCAAGTTTGCCGGATGATCCGATCTGGGTCGTTCGTCGAGACAGCGGCGGCGCACGCCGGGATCGCCCGGTCGACGCTGCACGCATGGCTACGACGGGGGCGCAGCGAGATCGACCGGCGTGACCACCTCGACGACGTGCGAGGCCTTGAGGCCGCCGTTGACCCTGAGAGGCAGCGCGACATTCGGATCGAGGAGCGCGACCGTCGAGAAGAGCGCGACCGCCTTAACGACGAGAAGACGGAGACCGAACAACCTTACGTCGACTTCGTCATGGCTGTCGACACAGCGATCGCCGAGAGCGAGATGGCCGATCTGTCGGTCATCAACAAAGCGGCGTATGGCGGGCAGATCGTCGAGAAGGTGATCGTCGAGGTCGACGGGAGGAAGCAAGAGATCTTGAAGTATGCCGCGCCGGACTGGCGCGCTGCTCAGTGGAAGATGGAACGACGACACCGCCAGAATTGGGGCAAGGGCGCGATCGAGATCAGCGGCCCCGGCGGGAAACCGATCGAGGTCGCAGCGACGTGGGCCGACGCAGTCAAGGACGCGATCGCGCGCGACAAGAAAGACAGGACAGAATGATGGATCCGAAGTCTCTTACGCCTCTGAATTCAAGCGAGGTCGCTTACCTCGTCAACCTCGACAGCGGCAGGAACGTGGCGGCGTCGTATGCACAGCGCGCGCTCGGTATGCTCGCGCGCGGCGAACCGATGCCGGGCGAGCCGCCGAAGGCCGCACCGCCGAAGGCAGCACCGCCGCCGAGGGCGCGCGCGTTGCCATCGCCAAAGGACGAGGCCACCGAGGAGAAGGGCGCCGCGGAGGGGGACTAGGCGCACTCGCTCCCTGTTCGGCTTGTGACGGTTGCGGCTTTGTCTCTGACGAGGTCTGGCAAATCCCGTGGACGAGGATTCTCGTCGACGCTGAGAGCAATGATCGTACACGCCTGGCGCTCTCTGAGGGGGCGCTAGCTCGCGTGGAATGTCCAGCGTGCGGCGGCGTCGGTGAAGTGTGAGAAATGCGCCGGGGCAGGGTGGGTAATGCTCGACGCTGATCGCCGCGTCGCACGTCGACAGGCAGACAGCAGCAACAGGATCGAGATCGTGCGCGAGCAATTCCGGGCGCCTTGCATGTGCGAAGAGGGGGCCGCGTGGCTCTCGCGCTGCTTGCGCAACGGCGGAAGCGGCGAGGGAAAATGACCCCGACGATGGAAGAGATCGCGGCCATGTCGCGGCAGCCGGTTGCGTTTGTAGAGCGCATGCTAGGCGGCCAACTGTGGGACAAGCAAAAGCAGATCGCCGAGTCTGTCGTCGTCAACCGCACAACGGCCGTCCGCTCGTGTCACGGTTCAGGGAAGACGCACCTAAGCGCGCGCATCGCGCTTTGGTGGTTGTTCACCCGTCCGTATTCTGCCGTCATCACGACGGCGCCGACGTCGCGGCAGGTGACAGAATTGCTGTGGAAAGAGATCCGCGTCGCCTACAAGAACGCCCCGACCGTCCTCGGTGGTACGTTGCTGCCGCGCGCGGCCAAGCTTACCGTCGACGACGATTGGCTCTGCATCGGGTTCAGCACCGACGACCCTGTCAACTTCCAGGGGTGGCACTCGCCGGGCGGCACGCTCGCGATCTTCGACGAGGCGCCGGGTGTTGACCCTGAGATCTGGACGACGATCGAAGGCGTGCTAGTCGGCGACCGCGATCGCCTCCTCGTCATCGGCAACCCGGTAGAGCCGTCGGGGCCGTTCTTCGATCTGTTCCAGCGCAGCGGTGACGACACAAAACAATTCCACATCAGCGCGTTTGACGTGCCCAACGTCAAGGAAGATCGCGACGTGTTCCCCGGCCTATGCACGCGCGGGTGGGTCGACGCACGTCGTGAACAATGGGGCGAGAGTTCCCCCATGTGGTCGAGCCGTGTCCTTGGGGAGTTCCCCGACGTCGACGACTTCACCCTAGTGCCGCTGTCGTGGTACGAAAGCGCGGTAAGGCGATGGCAGTCGTTGAACGATTCAAACGGCTGGCGCACCGAGGTCAACATCGGCGCCGACGTGGCGCGCCTCGGCGACGACCGCACGATCTTTGCGATCGCCCACGAAGATCTTGGGGTCAGATCGATCGAGCGGTTGCCGAAGGCCGACACGATGGAAACGACGGGGGCGATCGTCCGCACGATGGAAGACCACGCCGCGCGCAACGTGCGCGTTGACGCCGACGGCATGGGCGCCGGGATCTACGATCGGCTATGTGAGATCTACGGGGACAACGCCGCTGACGTCGTCAAGGAAATGCGAGGCGGCATGCGCAGCGAGGTTGATCCGCAGCGCTACCGCAACCGTCGGGCCGAATGGTATTGGATGTTACGCGAGCGGCTAGACCCAAACAGCGAGGCGCCGATCGCGCTTCCGCCTGACGACAGGTTACGCGGCCAACTGACCGCGATCCGGTGGAAGCTCGACAGCGTCGGCAGAGTGACTATTGAGTCAAAGGACGATATGCGCGCGCGCGGTATGAAGTCACCCGACGAGGCTGACGCATGCGCCTATGCGTGCGCGCTTTTGCCTTCCTCGTCTTTCGTGTTTGTCTGATACGCTGATTCGCGATGACGGTTACAGACAGAATCCGCGCGGCATGGTCGGCGCTCCGCAACGATGAACCGGCCGGGCTTCTGTTGCCGTCGGCGGGATCGTCGTCGCTGGAACGCGGGCTGTTTGACGGCGGCGCGATCAACGCGGGCGGCGGCCTTCTCGCCAGCGTTCTTCAACAGGGACAGGCGCCGCGCCGCGGCACCGAACAACTGTTGCGCAGCTATCGCGAAATGCCTTGGCTCCGCGCCGTGATCGATCGCATTGCCGTGTCTGTGGCGTCGACGGAATGGCGCCTCTACCGTAGGCGTGGCGACGAGAAGGTGGAGATCAAAGAGCATCCGGTGCTCTCCCTGCTGGACACGTTCAATCCGTCGATGACGGGGCGCGCAGCGTGGCACTTGATCGAGTCGTGGATCGACTTGAAGGGCGAGGCGTTCTTGATCGTCGAGCGCAACGGGGCAGGCGTGCCGGTCGAGTTGTGGCCGATTCCGCCGCACTGGATCGCAGAGACGCCGTCCGCGTCGAAGCCGTTTTTCGAGGTCACTAGCGGGGCATTCAAGAAAAGCATTCCCGAAGCGGACATGCTTTGGCTTCGCATTCACGATCCAGAGAATCCATATGGTCGCGGCGTCGGCGTTGCGGAGTCACTCGCTGACGAGCTTGATACCGACGAGTATGCAAGCAAGCATACGAAGGCATGGTTTTACAACCGCGCCGTCCCCGACATTCTTGTCGGGGTCAAAGGGGCGAGCGAGCCACAACTAAAGCGAGCGAAACAGATCTGGGAGAACGGCAACCGCGGAGCACAGCGCGCGCATAAGTCGCACTGGCACAGCGGCGAGCTAACCGTTGAAACGCTGTCTCAGACGTTCAGCGATATGCAGCTGATCGAGCTTCGCGAGTTTGAGCGAAACGCGATCGTACAGGCGTTCGGTGTGCCCCCTGAAATCTTGGGGATCATTGAGAACAGCAACCGATCAACGATCGACGCAGCGTCGTTCATCTTCTCGCTGTGGGTCGTTCAGCCTCGGCTAGACTTCTTGCGCAGCGAGTTGAATTTCAGACTGCTGCCATCGTTCGGTAGCGACCTGTTCCTCGATTACGATTCGCCCGTCCCCGCTGACAAGGCGCTAGCGGTCGAGGTGTTGAAGACGGCGCCGCACGTCCTGACCGTCGACGAGATCCGCGACCTGATCGATTACGCGGAGCTAGGCGAGGACGACGGCGGCGACGTGTACGCGACGAACGTGTCGACGGTGTTTGTTGATTCGATGGAACAGGGCGCAGGCGACGAGAGCGTAAGGGCGCGACGGCGGGACGCGAACGCGGCCGGCACCGGCGACGGTGGCGACGGGACGAAGGCGGCGACCGTCACCAAGGCGCTGACGCCTGGCGAGGTCGACCTAGTCGCCGACGCGCTCGAGCCG